ACGTCTACGTCGCGGAATTCTCCCGGCGCGATTGGCGTATCATCGCCCTTAATGCGTAGTCCACGCGATTTAAGCCCTCCGGGGAGATTGCTGAGCGTCCCGGCATCGACAAGTTGTCGCATGATGCTTGTAGCCGACTTAGTAAACCCGCCAATGAGGTGGAAGAGGCCGAAGCCGTACGCCCCAAACCCCGGGATATACTGGTAGTGGACGAAGTGTTGGCGCTTGAGCTTGAGGTCATCATCTTCCTTCCAGTTGCGGCGAATGGACAGTACCGTGTTGGTACCTTTGATTAGGGTTACTACGTAGGGCAGGGCGATGCCGGTCTCTTCGTCATCGTCGTTCTTGTCCTCAAATCCCTCCAGATCCAAGTCAACGTGGCATTCCAACAACACATAACGGTCGTCGTTAATATCGCTGAACCCAGTTTCCTTGTCCTTGGCCTTCTTGATATCGTCCCGGTCACGCGGCGGGTCGGGCAGATCGCAGTCGCAGTAGAACCCAGCAGCTTGTAGCTTGACAATCTCGTTCTTGGTCTTGCGCATGACGTGCGTCAGGCGGCGGCAGGTGTCCAAGTCGGTGGTGCCGTAGGGCAGCAGGATGTCCTCGGCTGGGACAAACATCGAGACCGGACGGCCAAGGGACGGATCGTAGTAGACCTTTTTGAATCCTGATCCAGCGCTGGGTAGGTTCCACGCCAGACGCTCGTGCTCCGGGCGGAACTCCTTCATGACCTCGGTCAGGTCATAGTTCATGTCGTCCTCGACGTTGGCCGCAGCCTCGCGGATCTGCTGGTTCTCAAAGCCCAGAATCTTGGTACGCACCGGGCCGCTGGCCGGGAACGTCTCGGTAATCATCTCAGCTTGGAAGCGGACAACCGCCTCGGTAATCAGCGGGTGGAACACGCCGCAAGCGCCATCCCACGGTTCTGTGCGCTCCTCGATCTGGAGTCCCAGCAGTTTCAACCCCTCGACGATGCCCTTCTCCCATTCCTTGCGGGAGTTCTTGTCATTGTCGATATCGGATGAAAGGTCGCCAGCTACGGTTTGCAGTACAGAGTCTGGGAGGAAGTCGGCTAGGTTGGAGTCAAAGTCTTCCTCGCCCTCGCTGTCATCCTTGCCAAGGCTGATCTCCATGCCGTCCATCTTGATGTTCATCTCCTCCGGGTCGACTACCTCGATCTCCAGCGGTGACTCCTGCTCAGCCATCTGCGCGATCCCTATTGGTGCGCCGTACAGGCCTTTGTCTACATTGGTTGCCATTATCTGTCCTTAATAGTATGCAGCCCGCCTGCGGCGGAATAGGGAGGGCTCGTCCTTCTCGTCCGAGTCCAAAGGAATAAACCCGCCTTGGCGAAACCGCAGCAAGGCTTGGGATGTCGTATCCACAAAGTCGTCATTATCACCGTTCGGGAAGGCCGCGACCTCCTCGATCACCTCCCGAGCCCAGCGTGTATCTGGTGCCCAGACTTTACCCGAACTGAATAAATCCGCAATGGCGTTCACGCGCACAATCTTGTCGTTGCCCCGGCTAGGGCTGAACTCCTGCACCGGGATGCCCATCGCCCGAAGTTCTTGGATCAGCGGCGCGCCTGCCGCTTTCTTCTCCACGATGAATGCATCGGGCTCCCATTCTTTATATTGTTTGAGCGCTGCGGCCTTTAGCTCGGGGAACTCCATGCGCTCCTTGAACGCGTCAAGCAGAATAACCTGCGCCTCGTCCTTTTCTTCCTCGTTGTAGAACACGCCCCACGTTGTGCAGGCGGAATAGTCCGCTCGGTTCTTGGCCTCGAACGCCGTGTCCCATGACTGGATGATGTACTCGCACGTAGGAGGATCGTCACTTGGCCAGACCCGCCAGAGCTTTCGGCTGATGATCGCCGCCGCGTTGGAAGTTGGCTGCTGCATGTACTGGGCGTTCCAATACTGCGGGTCGATGCTGGCCTTAGTAGCTTTCAACTGTTCCAGCGGCCACTGCTCTGGCCATAGGGATTTCTCGTTCTCTTCGCCTTCGTTGAGGATGGCTGGCAGCTCCACAATCTCCCACGGCACTGCTTGCGGGTTCTTGGTTTGGTAGTCAATCAGCCGCCCGGTCAGGTCAAGTTTCCCCCAGCGTGTCATGATGACAATGATCGCCCCGCCCGGCATCAAGCGCTGCAACGGGCCAGTCTGGAACCACGACCACGCAGTGTCAAACGCTAGACGGCTGTTGGCTTTTACATCTTGCTCGGAGTGAGGATCGTCAATAACAAAAAGATCAGCACCACGACCGGCAAGAGCGCCGCCCACACCAGCAGCGTAATACTGCCCCCCAGCAGATGTAGACCACTTGCCAGCAGCTTTTTGGTCTGACGCCACATTGGTGTCTGGAAAAATCCCATGATATTCCTCCGTGTCCAAAAGGTTCCTTATCCGCCGCCCAAAGTCCTCCGACAGACCGGCCGTGTGCGTTGCCATGATGATCTTCTTCGCGGGAAACTTGCCAAGGAAGTATGCGGGGAATAGGTAGGACGAGAACTCGGACTTGCCCATACGCGGCGCGATGTTGATGATGACCCGCTTCTTCTTACCCTCGATCACGTCGGTAAATATCTTAGCTAGTTTCCTGTGGTGGGGCCCAATCTTGAACCCCGGGTAGACTTCCGTGGCAAACCCCAGCATATTAGTCTTGGCTGCAACCAGCGCGGCGCGCCTCTCCCGAACCTCCAGATCGTCCAGCAACTCCATCTTGTCCGCCAAAGACATGCTAGGAAGCGCCGCCTGTATTGCAGCAATCTCCCGGGGAGTCAGCGTGGTGAACTGATTAAGGTGCATCTGGGACGAGGGGTTTGAGTTCGGCTTCTAGGGGCTCGGCGTCTTGGATGTCTACCACATCCACCACCTGCATGAACTTGGCCAGCTTGTCTTTGATCCGCTGCTCCAGCTGCAGGTCGGTCATTTCGTCTTTCTTGATCTCAATCTTTTCCGTAAACAGCCCGACTTCGGTCACCTTGCCCAGCGCGGTCAGCGCTTTGAGCCTAATACTGGCGCTGGGGTTCTTGGTTTCCTCGACCAGTTGGGCTACGCAGTAGCCGCGCAGTTGCTGCGCCTGACGGACAAACTCCCAGTCGTAAGCAGTAAGCATGCCAACTAGATGTTGGACTGCGGCGGGTACTTGTATATTGGCTATGGAGTCTTTTGTCAGCTCGGCTGGCTGGTTGGTGACAATGTTGGTAAACGCTTTGCGCGCAAAATCGGCTTGGGCTTTGTCTACTGCGGTATCTTCATCTACGGCACCCAGACTTTTTAGCCATTCGGTAGTCTCAACTTGGGCGTCGATGGCTTGCGCTACCCCTGCCTTTTCCAGCGGGGTTCTTGGTGCGTCGTAACCTTCGACGTCAGGTTCAAACTCGATCAAATGTTCCAACATGCGTAAGCCCTTGCAGCCTCGTTGCTATTAGTATATACTCAATTTCGGTGATTGCGCAACAGTTGTGCATTTGCTTCTCCTTGAGTGGGTTGATTCCCCTCCTTAAACCCCCCGAAGTTATGCCCGGGGGGTTTTTTTTCGTTTTTTATAGAAATTTTTACGTCTGGCGTTAGATTTTCTAGGGGGGTGGGTTTCGGTGTAGCGGCTACACCGAAGATTTTGGGGGATTTTGTGGTTTTGGATTTGCGCCTGCCAAACACTGTTCAATGCGTCATGGTCAGACCACGGCCAAAAGGGGTTGTGGGGGTGTGGTGGGGTCGCTGCACAGGGAAAACGCCGTATTTGGGGCAGATTCGGGGCAGATTATGGGCCAAGTAGCCGATCAAATGGGGGGTAATGAGAAAATGGATATGTCATTGGGAGATTCGCTCTCTGTGGCATCAACTCAACTGGAGAAAATCGCTATGAAAAAATCAATCGTTTCCGCCGCTTCCGCCGTCTCTCACGTTCACGGCGCCCTTGACGCAGCTTTCGCCTACGGCGAACACATTGATGCGTTGCGTGCGCAGTTTGCAAAGCAAACCAAGGAAGCCATTCGTGCTGCGCTGCTACCTATGGTAGCAAACTACCGCAAGTACAACGTCCCCCTCGTAGAGGGGGACGACAAGTCCAAGGCCAAAGGCCAGATGGTGCTCGATGCGAAGCATCCACAGTACGAGGCTTGCCGTAAGGCATTGGGCCGTTTGGTGAAAGAGATCGCCGGAGAGGTTTCCGGCCACAAGGAAAAAGCCGTTGTCGAAGTGCCTACGGCACTCGTGGATAACACGATCGACGCTGTGATCGCTGCGGGCTTGGACAAGAAGCAGCTTGCTGCTTTCCTTGCGGCCGTGAAGTCCGGCATCCAGTTCTGATTGGTTCGGGACAGTTTGTCCCCGACTGGTTTTCGCGTCAGACTCCGAGGGCGGGGCTGACGCGGTGTTCTGTTTTGTGTCTACAGAGTTCATTTTGTGACTGGTCAGTCACTTTTTATACTTAGGAGAATCCCATGTACATTGCCGCAATGATCCGTGAGTGTGACATCACCAACAAGACGTACCCCGAGCCTGTAATGGGCGCGTACGCGTTAGCGCGAGGCGCAACGGGGCGTTGGTGTCCCGTGTTGGCCTTCGGCCCTGAAGCCCTAGCAGAGCACACCTTGCCCATGACCGACTACGAAAC